TCGGATTGCCTGATAAGGTAACTGTTGGATATGCTAATTCTAATTTCATTGATAAAAGGAAAGTTAATAAATTAAACTAATAAACAAAATAAAAAAGGTGGTGCAATCGACTGCACCACCCTCTCAAAAATTAACAACTAAAAATGAATGAGCAAATCTAATCATTATTTTTAATAATGCAAATTTATCTTTTCCAATTCTTCTCCTTTGATGCCAGCTCAGTTACTCTGATTGATAAACCTCTGCTATCCACATTCATTGATGTCTGTGGCATTCTATTAGGTAGGTCTAAGATAGCACTTTCAACTGCCCTCATACGTTCTTCTAACTGACCACTATTATTTACTTGCAATCCTCCTAAGATATTGTTAAATGACATGACAGGCATTTGATTATTCTTTATGATGTCAGCTAATGGTATTCTGTTTTTGTGGATATATTCAAGCTCGTTCCTATTTTTAGAAGTGTACTCTTTATCCATTACAAACTCATTATCGTGAACAATACCTACAGGAATATGCCCTGTATTATCTCTTTGTCCTGTGCCATCTCCAGTAAAACCACCCTTTGCAAATTGCTGAGATGAGATGATACCTATCTGAACTGCTCCCATTGCACCTGCTAATATAGCCATAATAGCTGCTAAATATGCTGGCTTAGTAGTTAGAGCATTAGTTACACCAATAGCTGTATTGACAATGGCTTCCGAAATAGCAATAGCTTTCTTTTTTCTGCTTTCTTTTCTCCTTAATTCTTCAAGTTTAAGCATCTTTTTTTCTTCTGCATCAAGTAACTGACTGTTACCTTTATCTGCTAACTCTCTTGCTCTTTCTATTGCTGTCTTTTGATGGTCAATAGCTTTATCTATTTTAGCTATGTTGTTATCAATTACAGCATCAACAGCAGATATTGCTGCACCAACTATATTTAGTGAAGCAACAACTGCCTGAGCTTCTGCTTTACGAGTCTTATCTTCTAACTCTGTTAATTTAGATTTTGCTGATGTTACTGATTCTTCATTAGCTTTATTGGTTTTTACTACATTAGTTTTTGTATCTTCAACTTGTTTTGATGCTGCTGCATTTTGTTTATTTACTTTATCTTCTATTGCTTTTATTTCCTTTTCATCCCCATTTTGAATAATTAGTAATAATTCTAAAGCACCTTTTCTTTTTATTTCAACCTCTTGGTCTTGTGCTTGCTTTATTAAATCTAAATTTTGATTTCTTACTGCAGCAGCATATTCGACAAGTCCTTGAAGTTGCAATCTTTGCTGATCAACTGCATCATTTAAAGCTTTTATATCAATAGAAGATGTTATAATTTCTCCTAACATTTGAAACGGAACTCCTATCTTACTATCAAACCTAGATGTTATTGAACTAAAATTAGATACAAAATTCTTAGTATCATCCAATAGTTTGCTTAAATTTTCATTTGTTTGAACAGACATGAAGTCAGTTGTAATCGTTAATTTAGAAAAGTCTATTATTTCTAATTCCTTTTTAATATCTTGATATAATCCCTCTGCTTCTGCAACATCTAACACAGGAGTAATCTTTACTTTAACTTTGACTGGATCTTTAGCTTCTTTTTTTGATTCTTCAGGAACAATATCTTTAACATTTATTCCTTGCTTTATGATGGCATTTGCTTTTGCTGTTACTTCTGCAACCTTACCTGCGTTATATAAGTAATTTTGATACCTCTTTAAAGATTCTAACTCTGACTTTGCTTGACTGCCTGATAATGCATTAAATACTCTTTCTTGTTCTTCAATTGTTTGATTTGCTCTTGTAGCTAATTCTTCTTTATGCTTTGCTTCATAATCTGCTACTGCTATATTACTACTCACAATACTTGAAAATAATTTTTCCAACTCAGCTTCTCTTGCCTTCATCATTGACCTTTGGATGATTGCATTAGTTTGTCTTTGTATTGCTGCTGAAACTAAATCAGTATTGTTTAAATCCGTTTCGCTTATCTTGTTGCCTTCATCAGCTAATTTATTATACTTTTGAATAGCTAAAATCCTATCCGATTGCTTTTGATTATGATCGTTTATTACTGCTGCTAATGTCTGAACTTGACCTATCTCTTTGCCAGCTTCTTCATATCCTTTTGCTTGGACCTCGCCTAAATACTTTCTCATCTCAGCTTCCTTCTGTTGAGCATAATTCAAATCTCTTTGAACACCAAGAAAATCTAAGACACTATTTTTTACTTTTTCATAATTTAAAGCTATATAAATCAATCCTGCAGCAAGTAATACCAATGCACCTATCAATCCCATTGTAACTAACTTATTGGTAACCTTAGCTGTGGTATTTACTTCCGTTACTACTGTGTCTACTTCTGTTGCAACAATTTCTGCTTCTGTTGCAACTACATTTAATGCAGTTGCTGCTGCTTCTTGACCAGTTGCAATCGCAACAGCTTTTTTCCAATACAACTTTACCGAATTGACAAATCCACTCTCAGTATCTAATGTATTTTGGATTGCTTGTAAAGATTGAAGCACAGCCATTGCTCCATTGACTTTCAACAATGCTTTCTCTACATCTGCACTTTGTTCTCCAAACAATGCACTTGCTCCTTGAAGTCCAGCGAACACTCCTACTCCTAATTGAAGTCCTTGCATGGTAGTATCTAAAGCACGAGTATCGGATGCTAATAGTTTAATCTGTGCTTGCTGGTCTCCCATTGCATCAGTCAAGTTAGCTAACTTTGCTTGAGCTTTTACATATTCCTCTCCACTTAAAGTAGGCAATACTTGTTTCAACTCCATTATCTGAGCCTTGTATGACTTTAGTTTACCACCTACCTTCTCAGTCTCAACAGCCATCTTTTGAGTAGCAACCACCCCTTTATCAATAGCTTCTCCAAGTTGTTTAGTAGCTTGCACTTGGTCAATCTTACCTTTTTTATAAGCATCAACAGTCTCTTTTCCTGCCTTGCCAAAGTCTTTTTCTTTAGCAGTTGCATTCGATAACTCAGCACTAAGCTCTTTAATCTCATTAGTCGATTCAGCTATTGAGATGTCGTTAAATGTCTTTTTTGCTTTCGCCAGGTTACTCAATCCTTCAGCACCACCTTTGACATTCTTAGTAAACTCATCAACTTGCTTGGTGGCATTCTCCATCACTCCATCTAATGAAGCGACCTGCTTAGTAGCATCTGTCGTGTCAAATAAGACCTTAAATATTATATTCTCTGTTGCCATTATATTATTTTATGAAAAGAAATATAGTAATTTAATATTAAATAGTTTAGTATTAAGATTCAATCTCCTCTCTATCTTCAAACAGCTCATCATACATCTCTGCACTCATCACATCAATTATCTTGTAACATCTTCTTAGTATATTCTTTTTGAGTATACTATCATCTGAACTCATTGGATTAATCATGTCGGCTATCTGAATAAGAGTAGCACAGGAAGTAAAGTATTCCTCACGACTGGTAAACTCTCCCTCAAAGTCCATGTCCTCATCATCCTCATCATCTATTATTGGTGCTTCTTTTTCTGCCATGATTAAAATATATTAGTTATACGAGCTATCTGCCCATTATGTTTGCAATGTAAGAAACCCTCAATAGCCTTGATACTTAAATAGCCATTTCGATGATGCCAGCTATCTGTGCCTGATGGACTCCTCAAGCTTTCAACAGTTATGCCTATAAAGTCTTTAGCAGTCTTATGATGAACGTGATGTGTATAAACGTATCTGTGCTTGGTATTCGCCCACTCTTGACTGAACTCTTGAGCCATCAATAAAGGTAAGTCAACTAACTTTGCACCATCGCCATGAGTCGTTCCTATTAAGTTATTGTAATACTTAAATCCTTTTCGATGTGCTATTGAACAATCAAAAGTAATGTTCTTGCAGTCTTTAAAGTAAGTCTTTATAACATCAGCCAAAAAGAAACCATTAGTGTAGTCATGATTGCTTGGATTGAAAGTGAAGTGAACATCAGCAACCGTTATCAACTTCAATAAGATGTCAATGTAAAGCTGTTTAGCGATTAGAAAGTTATCATACCACATTCCATCAGTATCTTGTGGAGTGCCTGATGTAGTCATTCTCTTTGGATTATCAACATGGAGAATATCGTTACCACCAATAAATAATATCTTATCAATAGCGAATGAAGATACCTTTTGCAAGATGCCATCTACTCCTTCCAATGCCCTCTTAACTGCTATTTGATTATTATAATCTTCGCCAGTCTCAAAGGATGAACATAACTTACCAATGTGAATGTCGGCAGGATCAAGTACTAATAAGTAGCTATTCTTATCCTCTACCCTCTTGAGCTTTGGAAACTTAGGGATGAATGATTGTAGGTCCTTAATCAAATCTGCTCTAAGGTCGCTTATCTTTACTATCTCATTAGGCACAAAGTCAGGATTAACAACAAAGGCACTCACTCCTGGAGTAGTATCTGTTGGCTTAGTCTTTATCCATATGTTTTTGGCTGATGTCAATGGCACATCTGTAAGCTCACAAGCATTTAATATGCCCTCATGCAAGTCTAATATCCTCTTTTTGTTCCTTACGATATAAACCTTTAAAGCATTTACATCAGGATTCTCATCTGAGCTATCTTCAGTATTTAAAAGTATCTTAGATAATTTAGTGTAGGAGTCGTGGAATGATGGATTGGCTATAATTAAGTCCCTAATTTGTTCGTCTAAATGGCTAAATTTTGACTTCATTTGAATGATTAATTAGGCATTAGTGATGTCAGATTGACTTAATGAATTATAACTCATACAAAAGTATTTATAATTTATTGAATTACACTATAAATCTAACTTAGTGCGATAAATATTTACTAAGGAATATTTGAAAGCGTCTAATAAATGCGACAACTCTTTACCCTCGCCACTACTCTTTTTGATTAAGTTGCCATGCATATCTGCTTCACAATAGATAAGGTCCTTGATTAGATAAGTCATAGACTCATTGATGAAGCACTTGTTAAAGTGAAAGGCACGATTCATTATCTCTCTACTATTGTGATTGGAGTGATTCATGCCAGGAATAGTGAATGCCCTATCATGAAGATTTAACTCATCCTTAATAACGTGATAATAATTTAACCCACCCTTGCTGATGGCTTGGCGATTCTTACCTGTGCTGTCTCCTGTTACTATCACATAGTTTGACTTTGGTAGCTTGCTCCTTATCTCAGCACATAACTGCCATATGTCGCTATTCCTTAGCCTATACTCCTCAATAAAGTAAACTACTCCAGCTCTAATCTGTGAAGCTACACAAGTCATTGGATCTACGTTAAAGTCAAAAGAAAGTAAGATGTCCGAATTGTCAAAGTCAAACTTGCCAACGTGCTTATTCTTATCAAAGTTAGTGATGTAAGGCTTATCAACCTCAGCTCTGCCCCACTTACCATATAGATTGATGTCTAATAGGTTTTGATTATGCTCGTACTTTCGCCTTAAACTTATCTCATAAGCTTCCTTATCAATGTATTCATTGTCATTTAAAGTAGAGTGATGGATGAGTAGGTCATCTCCATAATCGGCACGAGGTAGGCTTATATCATCAGGACTAAAAAAGTAGGACCTTATAAAGTTATTCTCATCTACTGGATTAAAGGCACATAAGAACTGTAAATACTCTGCTTGTGGAGTCCTTAGCACCGAGTCAATCATATCAATAGACTCTTTGGAACATTCGGTTATCTCATCAACAAAGACGTGGGTAGCTTGACTTATTCCCTTAGTCTTTTCAGCTTCAACCAATCCATAAGGCATAATCTTATGACCTGTTATCTTATTAGTGAACACCATTGAACTGTTGGCTACCTCGCTAAACTCAAAGTAATGCTTCATGCCAAACATCTTGATAGCAAAGCAGATGTCCTTGAACGTGGTGGAGCGTATTGTCTCGTGATTCTTTCTGCAATAGTAAATAGCTCTGTGCTTAGGTGCAAAGGATTCGATTAATAGCTTTAGGATGATGTGAAAAGTCTTGCTTGATCCCCTGCTTCCATAACAAACAATGTATCTGTGCTTACTTTTTAATACTTGTTTAAAGTGATTGGAGTAAAACTTTCTTGGTATCGTAGGATTATCATTCTGCATCATTTTCTAAATCAAAGTAAAATCCTTTGTTTAAAGTAATCTCTTGCTTTTGTGCTTCGTTCAAACCAAATCTACGATAATAAGTATCAATAGCCTTTGCCCTCTCGCTTAAAGTAGGACTTACCAGAGCTTTGAATATCTTACCTTGAGTATTCAGCATCTGCACCTCATGAAGCTCTCCCTTTATAATATCACATAACTTTGCATCAACCTCTGCTTTTGTCAATATTGATTTTAAGGCTTTCTGAACATCTTTATCATTGTTAGCCTGTTCCACTATTGCTGATGCCTTTTCTTTCGATTCTTGTATATCTAAAGCATACTTTTTAGCCAATTTACTACCATTAACTCTGCAAGTTGCCATTGTTAGTGATGTGTTAGTGCTGGTTAGTTTATATGCTTCATCTTGGTCTGTTCCATTAGCAACTAACCTTATAAACTCCTTATGATGTTGTGGTATATTCATTAAATTCCTTTAAATGCTTTTAATGGATAAAATATTAAACTGTTTCTATAACCATTTTCATGAGTTGGTATTATAGGAGTAACTCCATGCACATTTCTCCAAGCTGGATAAACTAAAATAGAGTTATCTTGCTGTCCTATTGTAGCATTATAATCAGGAACGTGTAAATCACCACCCTTTGAATTAAATTTTTTGCAGATGATTACGTTTACTGCTCCAACTATGTTTCCTTTATCACGATGGAATGGTGCGGATATATTGAAGTTTGAAATTGAACTTGTAAATAAGTTTCCGAATTTCCATTTGTCGTTTACTTCTTTAAATAGTTGTAATTGATTTTCGTATTGCTTAGGTAATATTTCTTTTATTAATTGTTCACTTTCTTTTGCTAACATCAACATTGCTTTTATAAATGTTTGAGCTTTTATTTCTGAATGAACTTTTGAAATAGTTGCATAAGGTCTCCTAACCATTGGCTTTGGTGGAATAGAACCTAACAAAGTACTGTATTGTTCTACTTCTTGACCTTTTTGATGCGCAAACTTTTCTTTTATTTCTTTTATTGCTGATTTTTGTTTTATGCTTGTTGCTCTGTCCATCAATGCTTTAGGTACATTTTTGCTTCTAAACTCAGCATTTGCCAAATCAGCTAACTTGCACATTTTTTCAGGCATTTTTGTAAGGTAAAAACCTATTGGTTCACCGTCTGCATAAAAAATACAATCTTCCGTTACATTTGGCTCAATATACTCGCACTTATCTCCTATTTTAACATTATGCTCTACTTGTATTAAATCTACTCTTTTCATCTTTTTATTATTATGTGGCTTCCGTTAGGTTCTTTTGGTTTATCTTTTATTTTAACATTGTTAGGAAATAGCTTTATCATTAACCTTATATCTTTTAACTTATCATTAAGTCTTTCGCTTACTGAGCCAAGTCCTCCTTTACCATACCTTTCAAACTCTAAAAAGCAATAATTTAAAATTAAATTTCCTCCATACTTTTTAAGATGATAAGCTGATGCATAATAGTCTGGAATTGTACTTATTTCATTATGAAAAGTAAAGTCTGTTTTTTTAATTGCGAAGCATCTTCCATCAATAAGCCCGTACTTTGAATATTTATTTTTAGCATAGAATGGATTCCCAGTTGAATTTAAACCAACTAACTTAACTCCCATTAAGTCGCATTTAGGTAAAATATTAATTAACTCATTTAAAACAAAGTCAATATCACAACTTTCAAACTTATTACCATTTAGCAACTTTGCTTCAATTAAGTCATCACTTAAAAATATACCCCACTCATCTTTATCAAGTAATGAAAGACCATAATTAAAATTATTTTGTATGCCTTTTTGTTGATTTGTTTCTATTAGTGTGCCATTATCTGAAATGCATTTAAACTTTTCTTTATTATCATGACATAAAACTATATGATTTTTTTTTAACATTTTTGATGTTGTTGCAGTCTCAAACCTATCATAATACATTAAGAATATCTTCATAACTTACTTTTTTCATCTTTTAACTTTTCAATTAAAAATCCTCCAATATATAACTTTTGCTCTCTCCAAAATTTTACAAGTGCATAAGCTTCTTCGTAGTGTTCTGCTTCAAATTCAATCTGAATTGCTTTCTTTACCCCATCTGTCATTTCTTTTAATTGATTAGAAACATCATCATCGTCTAAAATTGAGTAATCAATATCTTTTGTTGATTGAGGAACTCCCCATTCAACAGCAGTAGCTTCTCCTAATTCAGCTTCGATTAGCTCTGCATCAAACACGATATTGGCTTTAGCTGAAGCATTATCAGCAAGTGCCATTTCTCTGCCTTGTGGAGTATCAAGGTCAATATCCATTCTCTTGACTGCTATTATTCTCTTGCCATCCGATTCTACTATCTGAACATCATCCAGTCCGATTGACATTGCATTCTCTACTGACTTGTTTCCTGCTATGATGCGATTGTTCTTATCAATGAGTATTGACCTGCCAGCACCAAACTTGCTAAATGACTTTTCAATAAGTCCATTGCCATATTCAGATCCTTTATTGAAATTCTTATCATCAGGTATTAAGTCCGATAATTTAATATCGCTTTCTTTGCTCTTTGCCATTATTCGTTTATATTGTTTATGATTTCAGCATACTTGTCCTTGAATAGCTTTAAAGTGGTTTCACATTTAAACACTAAGTCTATCTTATCTTGATGGGCATTGACTTGTTGTGGCTCGCCATACTTACGAGTCGATAATATTAGATTGCTTATTGAGATGAAGCAGTCATGTGCTGTGTGGTTATTCGGCTTCTGCATCCTGTTTGTTTTTCATTTTAGCAAATCTTTGGAGAGTGCCAGCTTCACATCTCATAATCTTGTCAAACTTTACTGACTGCTTGATTATCTTCTTGGCATGAAGCTCATTGTCTGCTTTAACTTCATATTGGACCTTATTACCTCCTAAGTCTAAGAATATTAAGTAATTATTCATAATTATTATTCATCGTTTTTTCTTTTAAATTACTTCTTACCTGCTTTCTTTTTTGCTTTAGCTGCTACACTTAATGCAATGGCTACTGCTTGAGCTTGTGGCTTATTACTCTTTAATTCAGTCTTGATGTTCTTGGCGATGCTTTTATCGCTGTAGCCTAATTTTAATGCCATAATATATTATTTTAGAATGGTAAATCTGTTTTATTGCTATTGTCAGGCTTATAATCGTTGATGGTGGCATTCCACTTGCTTGGATCGGTTTTGTTCTCTAATAGGTCCAAATTAACATACCCTTGCTCGTTCTTATGCTCATTTAGGAACGTGATAAAATCTTCTACTTTGATTGATAGGCTACCCTTAACAAATGCTGGAGCTTTCTCATTTTTGGCTTTGGCATATAATCCTTTTGCAAATACTTTTTCTGACATCGTTTGTTTGTTTTTTCGTTTATTTAATAATTCCTTTTAATTTTCGATTCTCTATGTTGATAGTCCCCTCTTGACCTGCATCCAATGTTCCTTTAATCAAGATGCTTGTCTTGGCTCTGACATCCTTCTCCTCTGTGAGATGGCTGTTGAATGATGTGGTCCTGGCAGAGTCTAACTTAATAATCACTTCACTCTCAAATAAGTTTCTTATAAATAGCTTATTTTCTTTTATCTCGCAAACTGCAAACTGATTGCCAACTGCCACTATCTTGGACTTCTCACTATCGAATGCTGATACCTTAAAGCTCATCACTTGTCTTATCCCTCCTAAGTCGTTAAAGCTATATACCCTGCAAAAAGCTGAATAGTCGGATGTGATGATCTTGATTAATTCGCAATGGAATTTCATTTATCAAAGATAGTTTATTTAAATTTAACATCAAAATATATTTTTAAGTCATTTTATTGCTTTAATTATCAATCAGTTACAACATTGATTTAATTATCTTCAAAATAAATTTGGAATATTAAAATAGTTTATGTTATCTTTGTGTATCAAAATTTTAAATCAAACTAAAAACAAACAAAATGAACTCACAAATTTTAAATGAAAACAAAGAATTGGTTTTAAAACTAATTGCCACTTTGGTTCCAATAAACAAAATTGAAACTGCTCTTATGATATTAGACGATGAAAATTCTTTTGATAATTATTTCGGAAAAGACACCATTGAAGATTATTGTAAGGACACACTTAAACCACTTTTTAAAAATCAAAAATTTGGGATAGCTGAAATGGTTGCTGAAATGAACGATCACAAAACTTTCAATCACTTAACTAAAAAATATAACTAATATGAAATTTTTTAAAGTAAAATACGATAACTATTATTTTAGAACATCTACGGTTGTGGTATCTGCTATTGATTCAGATGAGGCTATTGAAGAATGTCGAAAATATGAAAATAAACAAAGATTTGAAAACCCAAAAGCCGAAGAAATTACAGAAGCAGAATATATGTTGTTTGAAAATGAAGCATTTGGACAAGAAAAAATTAGATTTTAAAACCATGCCATACATAACATTTATCAACCCACCAGATAGTACTCATAGAGTTGCTCAACCTTGCTTACCTCCGAAAAAGGAACGCACTACACTAAAGGAAAGATTTAAGGCTACTCACAAAGCTATTATACATGAGCTTGACTACATCAGCAGACCTCGAACACATTATGACCACCTTGCACGAGTGCTGGAAGCTAAGAGACAAATGGGACTTATCAATTATTAAATATGCAATCAAGATGTATGGTATCTGCTTTAACTGATATAGCTAAACACAATCGAGAATATTATCAAAATAAAGTAACTTATGATGAATATTTAAAACAAATGGATTATTGGGTAGTTGGCTATAAACACTTATGCACTAAAGAGGTTAGACGATTAAATAAACTATTAGGAATGCGTGGCATAAACCATTTAGGAAACAAAAAAGGATGCAAAAATAAATTAATCACTAAAAATCAATAAAAATGTCAATCGTTAAAAAATTAGATCAAATATTAACCCACGTTGATGGAGTGCTTTCAGCTGATAGAGAGCAAAACGTCAAAATACTTATCAGGCAAATCAAAGATGAGCTTGCCAGCAACAATGACAAGACAATGGCAGACCTGCTCAATGTCATAAAGCCTAAAAGATATGTTATTTATTACTACAATGTAGCAGGAGAGAAGTTTTACTTTAGCAATTATAGTGGCTCACATCGAAATATTAATGATGCTGGTGCTTATGATTCAATAGAAAGTGTTTCAAATGCCATCAATGAATTTAGCATGATATATCCTTTTCAATTCAAGATAGAACAAGTCAAGCAATCCATTGGATTCAGCGACTTCAATGATTTCCATGAAAATTGCTAATAAAATTTGCAAATTCAGATTAATTGATTATTTTTGCAGTAAAATAAATTGATTGCTTCAACAATTATT